GCTCGGGAGGTGGGCCGTCGATTGGTAGCGACTCTGGATATTGATCCGGGTTGCCCTTGATGATTGCGGCGCACATTGACGCGGCCACTTTCGCGGCGATGCGCTCGCTCTCTTCGTAGTCCTTCAGATCATCGAGGCGGGAGAGGACGGAGGCGAACACGCTCACACCACGGGCCTGGCCGATGCGATCAACCAGTTTGATATGGTTGATCCGCTCGGCTGGAACGCGCTTGAGGCTGCTCGGGCTGGGATATTGTAGGACAGCGCCAGGGTGCTGCCGGTAGAGGTGATAGGCCCTCGGACGCCCCCATGCATTGCGCTCCACGCCAGAAGTGACCTGGTTGGTGGCATCGTTGTAATCGAGCGGCAGCAGGTCGGCCTCGATCATCTCGATGCTGTACGGGACCTTTGTGCCGTGATCGAGCTGCGGTACCGGCCCCTCCAGATGCTGGATCAGCGCTTCACCGTCACGGAGCCAGGTCCTGGCGAGCAGACGCTGGGCCATCGACCAGGTGAGTTCCCACGTGACCTCGCAACGCGGCGACCAATTCCGCCACAATTCAAGGAGATCGGATGCGAACTTATCGTGGATTGTGCCATCCGCACGCCGCGGCTGCGGCTCAGGGACAATTCCAGCCGGGCCGACCACGTTCGCCACCAGGACATTGAGAGCGCCACGGGCGAGGTCATGGTTCTCGTCGAGAAATCGCGCGTACGTGCGCAATGTGCGGCCGGCGCGATTGACAACGGCGTCCCCGTTGCCGATCTCGTGGCGCTGCTTGCGGAGGCGGGTGGATTCTGCTGCTTCGTAGTAGGCGACGGGGCCGATTTGGCGGGCCGCCTTCGCGGTCTTTTGGGTCCCGTCTTTGATCTTCTTCGCCATCAGACCGGGCCGGTGAAATCGGCCAGGAGGTATCGCGTACCGCTGCGCCCAGACGCTGCGGCGGCCTCGGCTGACACTCGGGCCTCCCATTCCTGGCGGCCCTTGCGGATCTCCTCCAGATCGACGCGGGACAGGCGGCGGCCATCGGCCCAGGCGAAATCGCGACCGTTCAGGACCGCAACCTCGGCGGCGATGTACAGGTCACGCATTTCGGTGGCGGTGGTCATGCGGGGACTGTAGCGCGTGGATTTGTGGCTGTCAAACCGGATACGATAGCCCCAACAACACCCGCCAAGCCTCCGCCATCGTGGCACGCTCAAACTGGCGGGTTTCTTTTTTCCGACGAACGGTAGTTTTCCCCTTGCATCGTTGTTGACGCTGTGACAATCTATGCCCGTGGTCAACAACAGGAGCACGATCATGAGACTCGAAGCAGTTCAAGAGGTCATCGCAGCCTATGCCCCGACTTTTAATTTCTATGTCTCCGACGGGTTCCCGAGCGGACCGCGCGCCGAGCAAGTCGTTCTCGGACTGCGGACTCGGGCTCAGTTCTGGGCCGACAGCGAGCCGCGCGTTTCCCGCGTGCTGAGTACCGCGGCGGATGAGATCCAGAAGAGGGCCGCGCCATGAAAACCGAGTTCTTCATCGAACCTTGGTCGGCCCTCGCTCCTGTAGTGGCACCAAAGGTCAGACGGCTTGATCCGAACGCCTGGGTGATCCTCCGGTATCGCTACCATCAGGGGAATCTGTTCCCCTATGAGCCGCAGCTGGTGGATCTGGCCGAGATAACCCCATCGGATCTGCGCTGCTGCACGAACGTTGCGGGTTGGCTTTCGGCATTCGAGCGGGAATGGCCGGACGATTGCGGGGCTTTTGCCGATGTCCCTCATCTGCGCGAAAGCGGATCAATCGACTGGTGGTCTGTGGTCCCTTAAAACCGCGAATTCCAATCATCCGACCCGAAACCATTATGCGCCGGCCCTGTTCTTGGGGCCGGCGCTGTTTGTCTTGCTGGGGCTGCAATGCTTCTGGCATCGCGGTTGCCGATCATGATGGCCAGGTCGTCCCAGTGGCGATCGGAAAGCTTGTCAACGCGGATCAGTGGGTGATGGGCGGCGGCGTAGGCATAGCACCAGGTGTCGAGCGCCTCATTGCGGCGTCCCTTGCGGATCTCATACCTGTTTTTGATCGGGTTGTAGGTCTCGCTCGTGAGCTGGGCGTAGAACTCGGCCGGCAGGTCCTGCGAGAAATGTCCGCGCCTATCCTCAGGCGATAGATCAGCATCTGCTGCTAAATCGTTGTAAAGCCTATCTTTCGCTATCTCGGTCCCGACCTGCCAGACGGGGATTCCGCTTGGCGCGCGCTTGCCTCTTGCAGTGAGTTCGGTGTGCATCGGCCGCCGCGGGAGGACAGACGCGGCCCTGTGCCTGGACCCCTGCATCGCCATGAATGGAATCGACAGTGCTGCCGATGCACGGGCCGAGAACGCCTTTGCCTCGGCGGTATGGTGCCCACCGATATCCACGCCGCCAGCAGCAACGCGCAGGACCCCGCCAGACGCATGCGGGATCGGCTCGCGGATCAGATCGAACGCCTGGTCCCAGACGGCGTCGAGTGACGGGTCACCGACGGGCTCTACCCAGTCGATAACCCACCACTGCCGCCCTGGGCCATGACCGAGCCACAACACGGACAGCCGATTGTCCTGGGTGTCGATGCCGACCGTGACCATCAGGCAGTCGGTCGGGGCGGTGCGGACGGCGTAGGGCTCGGCCCGCATGGCAATGTCGCGCGAGTCCGCCTTGTTGCGGCCCGGATCTTCCCACGTCTCGCCGAGGTAGGTATTCACGAACACCTGCAGGCGGGATGGATCGCCCTGGGCGTCTAGCCAGCGCTGTGCGAGTTCGATCCAGCGGGGACCCATGCCGATCGGGGCCATGATCGATGACCAGTGATAGCCGCGCTTGAGCTTTGGAGCATCGGTGACGGTTGCCCGCCACTCACCGGCGGCGAGCATGGCTGGCTTGTGCGTCTCCTCGATGCTGGCCCCGCAGTCGGTGCAGGCGTACCAGGCTGAGGTAACCTCCCTGCGCTCGGATGCCCCGGGGGCGGCCTGTACGGTGCGGGTGTCCCAGTGCATGTTCTGCCAGGTCAGGACCTGGAACGTCCCGCAGTGCGGGCAGGGCATGAAGTACCGGCGCTGATCGGTCTGCTGGTAGCGCTGCTCGATTCGGGAGCCGCCGCGCTTTGTCGGGGTCGATACCAACAGCAGCTTGCGGCGGGAGTAGGTTCGTTGGCGGTTTTCGATCAGCTCCAGTGGGTCGCCCTCTCCACCGACCTGCCACTCGAATCCATCGACCTCGTCGCAGGCAACGTATCGGACTGCATCAGATCGCAGGCTGTTGGCCGCATTAGCGCCGGCTAGGATCAGGCCGCCGCCCGGAAAGCGGATGACACCCATCGAGGTCTCGGCGTCCCTGCTGCGCAATCCTCCCAAAGCATCGGCAACCGGCGCGGTCTCGCGTACCAGGTTCCGCAGGCGGCGTTTGACGAACCGATCGCGTAGTTCAAGCGTCGGCATCACCATCAGCATCTCGGCCGGGGCGTGGCTGGCGACGTAGCCTACCCAGTTGAGCAGGACCTCGGTACCGCCACCCTGGGCGGATTTCATGATGACGACCTCCTGGCATGGATCATGAGCCGACAGGCTGTCCATGATCTCGCGCAGGTATGGCACCAGGTCGGTCCGCCATGGTCCTGGGTTTGCCGTCCCAGTCTTGATCTCACGGTGTGCGTCGGCCCATTGCGAGACGGTCATGGTTCGGCGGGGGCGAACGCCTTTTGAGAATGCGGCGGCGTGGCCCTTGCCGGCAGTTTCATTGGCCATGTCGGTCAGGATCTGGAACACGGCATCCGATAGGCGGGCATGAACCTGGGTCTCGGCCATCCCCGGCTCGATCGTCTCGGCAATCACGGCCTGCAGACGGTCTAGGGCGGTGCGTGTCATCCGGCGCAGGCGCTGGCCATCGGCCCAGACGCGCTTTGCCTGCACGACCTGAGCCTGGCGCGCCTTGAGCTTGGCGAGGTCGATGGCGAGTTGGACGCGCTGGGTGGCGTGGACGGCCTCGGATAGGGTCTCACTCATTGGCGGGTAAATCTCTGGTTTGCAGATCCCGCGCGGCCCGGACCAGCGCCCGGTTGATCCGCCGCCATTCGCGGGTAAGCTCGTCTCTGGCGAGGTCCGCAATCTCACCGGAACTTGAAGCGCTGGCCAGTCGTGGGATCAGTCGTTCGACGGCTGCATCCAGGGTGGCGCGCAGGGTGACGCCCAGATCGGTCGCGACATGATCGACATCGGCACGTTCAAGCAGGGCGCCGCGCATGATCCCCAGCTCGATCAGCTTCATCTGCCGCTTCGCCTCCTCGCGCTGGCGGCGCAGATCCGACGCGGCCGCCCCTTTCTCGCCGTGCTCAAGGTCGGGCATCCGCTCGATGGGGATCTCCTTGGGTGGCTTTGCCGGCTTCGATGCAGCGATCTCCTCGCGCCGGCGTGCGTTCATCTCGGCGATGTGTGGGCGGCTGCCTCCGGTCTTGGCGATCAGGGCGTCGCTGGCGGCGACATCGACCTTGCCATCGGCGTTGAATACCAGCCGGCCGGATGTCTTGAGCTTGAAAATGTACGGGGAGGAGACGCCACGATAGGCGGCATACTCCTTCTGATTCATATACTTAGCCACGGCGCCTCAAGTCATCTATCATCTGGCACGGCAGGCAGCGGGTTGACCATGGGGCCGCCTTTCGGCGGCGAGGATCAATCTCCTCGCCACAGCCCAGGCAAACCTGTGTCCCACGCTTGGATATTGCCGATGCGGTGCGACGTTGTGCGGCATCGATCTCGGCATCAACCGCCTGCTGTGAAATATCAGCATCATCGGCCATCAGCGTGCCTCCCTGATTGTGCGCACCACGGCATGTTCCAGGCCATCGGCCATTGATCGGCGCCCGTCTTCGTACGCTCCGACCATGATCTGGTAAACGGAGTGGTAGTCGGCGAATCGCTGGAATTCGATCTCCACGCGTTCCGTCCCCGCCTCGAACACGCCGGTTCCGGTCGGGTCCTGCGGATCATCCCGGCCGACCCATTTGGCGATGATCTTCACGGCGTGGTCTCGAACCGCACGTTGGCGTCAGGCAGGCGGCCAAGGACGGGAACGACTGTGCGCAGTACGCCAGCGCTCAGGGATACGGAAAACTCCAGGCTGTTCAGGAACCGGCCGCGCAGGCTTTCAAGCGGGCCTGGGAAGCGTGACTCCAGCTTGCCAAGCAGGCCGCTGACGTTGATCGGGCCGATGGAGAAATTCAGTTCGGTCAGATCGTCGAGGCGGATCTCAGCGTGCTCAAACTCGATGATCCACACCTGCCCGGATACCTCGGCCAGGGCGGAATCGTCCATCTCGACCAGTGCGGCCGAGGCTGTGAACGGGAGAGCAAGGGCTCCGGCCATACAGTGGTACTTCATCCGATTTCTCCTAAGTGTTCGCCAAGTTATTGAAATGAATGCAATCGCTCAACTTCCTCCAAACAGGAAAATCACAAACTCCAGCACGCCATAAACGGCAATGCAGATTGCCATCACCAGAAGAAACTTCTCGCATCTATCATCCATACCCGAATCCTCCCCTTGATGGCTTGATCGTAGCGCGGAAATTAACCATCCGCAAGGTGTCTCGCGCGCGCTCATATTCTCGATTCAAACTTAATGGCTCGAAGTAAGCTATTGTTTATCCTATGTTTGTTGCAAAAACCTAACGGAAAACCGCGCCCGTTCGACC